TACAGCAGGGACCGCTGGTGCAGGTGGTGTTGGTCAAGGTTTTTCTCAATCAGCGGGTAGTGGTTCAGCTGGTTCAGCTGGTGGTACTAACGCAGGTGCAGGTGGTACAGGTGGAGCAGGTGGTGCATTAGGAGTAGCTGGATCTTCTGGTTCAGTTGGTGGAAACGGAACTGGAACAACTATTAGTTACCCTTCATCCGCACCAACAAATGGAACAGCGGGTTCTACTGGAGGATTAGCAGGTTATTATATACAAGGAGACAGTAATGTTACAAGAACTGGCTCTGGAACAGTAGCAGGGAGAACAGTTTAATGCCTATTACTAAATTAAAATTCAAACCTGGTATTGTGTCTGATATTACTGCCGAAAGTAATGAAGGTGGTTATGTTGATGGTGACAAAGTAAGATTTAGGTTTGGTTTTCCAGAAAAGATTGGTGGTTGGATTAAATACACAACAGAAACATTTGAAGGGTCTGCTAGACGTTTACACAACTGGGTAACATTAGATGGAGCCGATCTTTTAGGTATAGGAACACAATTAAAATATTATATTGAAGAAGGTCAAGGATTCAATGACATTACACCTATTAGAGCTACAACCAGTGCAGGAGATGTAACTTTTTCAGCTACCAATGGTTCAACAACAATAACTGTTTCGGATCCAGCACATGGTGCAAATGAAAATGATTTTGTAACCTTTTCTGGTGCCGTAAGTTTAGGTGGTAATATAACAGCCGCTGTTCTGAATAAAGAATATAAAATTGCATCTATAATTAGTTCCAATAGTTATACAATTACATCGGATGTTGCAGCCAATGCCTCAGATAGTGGTAATGGTGGAGCTAGTGTAGTTGGATCTTATCAACTAAATACTGGTCTAGATGTGACCGTAGGTGGTACTGGTTGGGGTGCGGGACAATGGAGTGGTACAACTAGTGGTGCTTTGGCTACAACTTTAAATGAAACCTTAACTGACAGTGACACAGGTGTAGATGTTGTTGATGAAACAGGTATGAATACAGAAGGCGATGTTGTTTTAATCGACAACGAATTAATGATTATTACCGCTTCTGCTGATGATAACACAATGACAGTGACCCGTGGACATAGTGGCACAACAGCAGCATCACATGCCAATGGATCCTTGGTTCGATTAGCCACAGGTAATGCTCTTCCTACAGACGACTTTGTAGGCTGGGGTAGTGCAGCATCGATCACGGTTCCCGGTGCACAGATCAGATTATGGTCGCATGATAATTTTGGAGAAGACTTAATACTTAACCCAAGAGATGGTGCTATTTATTATTGGGATAGAACTAACGGTTTAAGTACAAGAGCTGTAAAGTTAAATACTCTTGCTGGTACAAAAACAAGTATACCACAAAGAGCCAAACAAGTTTTGGTATCTGACCAAGACAGGCACGTTATAGCTTTTGGGTGTGATAATTTTGGTTCTAGTGATACGGATGCAAATGGCGATGGTGTGCAAGATCCATTATTGATTAGATTCTCGTCTCAAGAAAACCCTCTTGAGTGGTTTCCAACTGCTACAAACACAGCGGGTGATTTAAGACTTGGTGGTGGATCGACCTTTGTTCAAGCTGTTGAAACAAGACAACAGTTACTTGTTTTTACAAATAAAACATTACACGCCATGAAATTTATAGGTCCTCCATTTACTTTTGGTTTGCAAGAGCTATCAAAGAACATAACCATTATGAGTCCTTCTTCGGCTATTGCAGTAGAAGACGCAGTGTATTGGATGGGGGTTGACACTTTCTATGTGTACGGAGGAGGTCAAACTGTACAATTACCATGTACCGTGAAAGACAAAGTATTTTTAGATTTTAATTTTGAAGAGCGTGACAAGGTTCATGTGGGTGTTAACTCTGAGTTTAGTGAACTTTTATGGTTTTATCCAACAGCAAGCAGTTCAGAAATAGATTCTTATGTTGCCTATAATTACTCGGAAAAAGTTTGGTATTATGGTACAATGGATCGTCAAGCATGGCTTGACAGAGGTATTAGAACATTACCAGTAGCAACAGGTGATCAATATTTATATAACCATGAAACAGGCTATGATGATGATGGATCTGCTATGACCTCATTTATCGAGTCTGCTCCTATAGATATTGGCGATGGTAATAAATATGTTTCTTTAAGAGAAGTTGTGCCTGACATAACTTTTAATGGATCAACAAGTTTAAATCCAGACGTAGATTTTACAATAAAAACTAAAAACTTTCCAGGAGCAAATTTTGCACAAACTGAATCTGGTAACACACAAAGATCAGCAACTAGTCCCGTAGAACAGTTTACAGAAAAATTAAACTATCGTTTACGAGGCAGATCTTTTGCTTTACGAATTGATTCGACATCGTTAGGAACTAAATATAAACTTGGTACACCAAGAGTAGATATAAGAGAGGATGGAAGACGATAATGTTAGTAACCAGTATTCCTCAATATATTCAAGGTTTAACAAATGCAAAAGTTGATCTAACAACAACTGATAACACTATTTTATATACAGCACCCACTGGGGCTGAATCTAATGCCTCTATTATTAATTCAATATTAGTACACGATAGTAGTAACAATGGCGATACTTTAACTGTAACTTTAACGGACAAAGATAATAATGTGTTTGAATTGTTTGAAACAAGTGTTGGAGGTCATGCTACAACACAACTGTTGACAAGAGATTTAATATTGCAGGGTGGTGATATAATAAAAGTACAGGCAGGAGTGGCTAACAGACTTCTTGTTGTCGCTAGTGTACAAGAATTAATTAAGACTAGAATTACAACAAGTGCGATAACACAGATATAGGATTGAATAATCAACAATAAATTGGTATTATAAGCTATGGGTATATTTAGAAACATCACCAAAACATTAAAAAAAGCCGCCCCCTTAATTGGTAGTGCTATTGGTATGTATTTTGGTGGTCCATTAGGTGCTTCGATAGGATCGGGTATCGGATCACTTGCAGCAGGTAGAAGTGCCGAAGAAGCATTAAGAAATGCCGCACTAACGGGAGCTACAACATATGCAATGGGTGGTAAAGATTTTGGTAAAGGATTTAATTTTAGTACCTCTGGTTCGCCTTTTGCATCACCACAAGCACTCGGCCCAGGAGAGTTCGCAGATACTAATGCAATTACTTCTATAAAATCAGCAGACACTGGTTCTATTTTCAGTAAATTAATTCCAGAAAGTACCATGGGTAAAGTAGCATTAGGTGGTGGAATATTAGGACTAGCTGGAGGACTTGGTGAAGAACAACAAACAGGTGGTTTTAAGATGCGTCCTGATCCAGTGGGAAGAACTAGGTTAGGTACTGGACGAATTGGTAATAAACTGTATAATTTAGATGATCCAGATGAGCGTAGACAATATTTTGAAGACAATAGAAAAAGACAAGGTGCCGAAGATATCGAATCAAAAGAAGAAAGAGATCGTTTTATAGATGTAGTAAACCCTGGGATAGATGATTTAAGAGATCCCTTTTTGGCAGCAGCAGGGGGCGAAGTAACAGGCCCTGGAACAGGAATCAGTGATTCAGTTCCTGCAAGATTATCAGACGGAGAATTTGTGGTAACAGCAAAGGCTGTCCGTGGTGCAGGTGGCGGAGACAGAGATGTTGGTGCCGCAAGAATGTATGACATGATGTCACAATTAGAAAGGGTTGCGTAATGGCAGATCCACAAGAAGTCAAACAGGAACAAATTGTAAGGTTAGCCCCTTTCCAAGAAGAATATTTAGCTGATATATTTGCAAGTGCGAAAGCACTTACAGGTGATGGCTCACAAATGCCTTTTTCTGCACAGCAGTTAGAAGGTCTTACTGAAGATCAACTAAGAGCAATAAATGTAGCTGGTCAAGGTATTGGAGGATTCCAACCTTATTTACAACAAGGAAGTCAAGCTTTAGGTCAAGGTATCGGAGCCGTGGGCACTGGTCTGGGAACTATAGGAACTGCGTTAAGTCAATTACCCGAAGCACAACAAGGATATAGGCAGCAGCAACAAGCTATGTTGGATGCTCAAAGACTAGGACAAACAGGTATTGGACAGGCTCAAGCAGAAACAGCGGGGACTCAAGCTTTAACGTCTCAAGCAATGGGTTTAGGTCAACAAGGTTTAGGTCAAGCACAAGGCTTAACCAGAGAAGCTATGATGCAGTCGATGATGGGTCAAGGTTTAGGTCAAAGAGGCTTAGGTCAAGCACAACAGATGACAGCGGGTGCTGATTATGAATTTGACCCTACATCTTATAGAGATTTCATGGATCCTTATATGGAAGATATTGTTCAACAACAATACGCAGATATTGCTGAACAAGGAGACATCGCTAAAAACAAAGCCTCGGCACAAGCCGTTGGTGCAGGAGCTTTTGGTGGTTCAAGAGGAGCTTTAGAACAAGCAGCTATAAATCAAAATGTATTAGAGCAACAAGCAAGAACAGGATCACAATTAAGGTCTGCTGGATTTCAACAAGCATCTAATTTGGCTCAACAAGCTGCATCCAGACAAGCTCAACAACAACTTGCACAAGCTGGACAATTTGGACAACAAGCTGGACAAGCGGGTGCGTTAGGTCTTCAAGGTGCTGGACAGTATGGGCAATTAGCAGGTCAGTACGGACAACAGGCAGGTCAAATGGCAGGCTTAGGGTTTCAAGGTGCTCAACAAGGACTTGCTAGGGCAGGTCAAATGGGACAGTTAGCAGGACAGGCAGGAGCTATGGGTTTTCAAGGTGCTCAAGGCTATGGTCAGACAGCCGCAGGTCTTGGTAATTTAGCACAGTTAACTGGTCAGTTAGGTCAAACAACAGGTGCTCTTGGACAAACAGTCGGGCAACTTGGAACTGC